GAGATGCTGCCGCTGACCCGGATCGTGTTCGTGACCCCGGGCCGTGACCCGTTCGTCGTCGGCCAGGAGTCGGCTAAGCGTGCCGCCGCATACGCCTACTACATGATCCGCCTCGCAAACGACGACCCGCGTATGTGCATCGTGCCGTGGGCCGAAGCGATTGACGCCAACCCTGCCCTGCTTCGAGACGGCGTCCACGCCACAACCACTTCCGAGGATCGCTGGGCTCGTGAAATCTGGAAGGGCACCGACGCCTGCACGATCACTGAGCCGTGAGTAACTGGAGCCCCGAGCATCACGAGCTGATGTACTACCACGGCGATGATGAACTAGAGGAGGAGGATGACGATGCCTCGGAGAACTGATTACACACCCAACTCGGTGAAGCTGAAGCCCACACTGGTCAAGCTGCGACGGACTTCGGTCACGCCCTGGCACGAAATCCTGACTTCGGACAAGTACCACACGACCTCATTGTGTGGAGTCACGATGGACAACGGCGACATTGTCGAGAAGACTCGGGCCCAGGTCAGGAACTTGAAGAAGCCCAAGCGGTGTCAAAGCTGCAAGGGGGTTCTGGCTCGGCAAGGGCTTCAGGAGCCCCGACCTACTGAAGAAGTACAACTACCGGAGGAAGAATGACAACCCCACTCGAAGAAGCCCGGCACATCCTGGATGGATACCTCGATAGCGATCGTGCTTATCCACATCGCACGCTCGATCAGCTACGAGAGGTCCTTGCTCGAGGTGCTGCCTACGAGAACGACGACAAGGCCAAGATCGAGCGGCTCGAGCACAAGGTTCGAGGACTGCAGCAGGCCAATGACGACAGTTGGACTGAGCGTAATCGCTTGAATGCCCGAGTTATCGAGCTCGAGGCTGAAGTGGTTGCTCTTCGGATCGATGAGCCTCACTGGACTCGCGAGAATGCTCCCAGCGTCGCTGAGCAGGTGAGAGATGAATCGATGCAGCCGGCTGATCCCGACGCTCCCAATGACACCTCAGGCTTGCCTCAAGAAACCGTCGATCGCTTGCATCGCGAGGGGGCCGAAGAGGCCCTGACCGGTGCGCTTCATCCGGAGTTCGGCACTGAGTGGCGAGAGCCTGACGGGGTGATCTACAAGGCAATTGAGCAGGCTAAGCGTGACGGAGTTGAGGAGTTCTGTCATCAGATGGCTACTTGGGCTAGTGGGATCATGAACAGGTGGCCATTCCCGGTGGACTTTCAAATCCACACCCGGATCATCAACGGGGATTATGTGATCACCCAGAACACGCCCGGCAAGCAGCAGATCTTGGCAACCTGTCCCTACCCCCAGTACGCCAATCACGTGGCAGCTGCCCTCCGACAGTTTGGGCCCCTGACGTGACCCTGTTTATACTCGGGTTGGGGATTGGCTTAACCCTGGTCGGATTCATAGAACTCGCGTTCAAGCAGAAAAGCTGGTCACTCTATCTTGCCGTTGGGGTAACTCTGATGTTGATCGGGCTGGTGATGATATGAGTGACGTAGACGATGAGCGTGAGCTCAAGGAGAGAATGCCCACTGAAGGCTTTGTAATCTTGGGAGTCAATTTCTGGTACACCCTACTCCTTGACTTGAATGCTAGGCAGGTTAGCTTGACAGAGCTGAAGTATCACAACTGCCGAGTATTCAAGTCCCACACCCCCAGAGAATTCCGAATACTGAAGGAGAAGAAATGACTGAGGACACTATCCCCATGCCGAAGGCGAGGTGGGGCGAAGATGCTCCGCCAGGGGTTACCGTCTGGTTCATGCCAGTGGGTCTCGAGAACGTGCTCTGTCATCTGATCTGGCCGGCCGGGTGGCCCATGCCGGGTGAAGGTGACACGGTGTTGCTTCAGCTCGACAACGAGATGCCTGGTCAAAAGCCCTGGGTTGTTGCTAGACTTGAGTGGCGACCCCTTGGGCGGTATGTAGTGGTCAGGGTGAAGCCGCCTCTGGCTTCATCCAGCTGAGGAGTCCGGCTTCGATACACCCTCGTCCCCTTGACAATAGGGGGCCGGGGGTTTTATCGTGTCGAGCATCAACTCACTGAGAGAGTGAAGGAATTATGAATGAGGTAGGAGTAGCAGTTCTTATTCTGCTAACGGGGCTTGTTGGTGCCAATCTGTACGTGATGTACTGTACTGGTACTGAGATCAAGGGTCTCCGTGAAGAGGTTCGTCATCTCAACGAGGGAGTCGATGGCCTTCGGCTTACCAGTAGAACACGCATCGGCACGATCAAGCCCGGCCTCGGAGCACACGCTAAGGAGCGTCAGGGTTTGGTCAGGTTGGGCAGAGCATCTCGCTTGAAGCGAGTGCTTGTCGGCGGTGACCAAGACTACGAAGAGCTCAGGGAGCTCCCCTCAGCAGCCCCGCCGGCTGACAAGCCTGAGGGTGTGGAAGATGAGTGAACGACCACCGTGGGCTGACGATGAGTATATGCCGGAAGAGGACTACCTGCCGAAGAATCGCCCCGTCCTGATTGACCCAGCGGACGTGCGGGCGGATGCCGGCGACCCAGACTACATCTGGCGGAACAAGCAAGCTACGCCTCGCAAGGTTGACTTCACTTCAGTACCCACGTTCAAAGCTCAGCCGATGGGACTTCGTCAGGACTGGGATATCCAGAACGACAAGTGGGGTCGTCCCGTTGATGCTGACGGCAAGTTATTAACTCCCCGTCAGGTTCGTGCTCGTGCTCGTCGTAGGGCTCGGAAGCAATACAACTACGATCAGCTCTCTGACGCTGAGAAGCGGAAGAAGAAGAACAAGAAGAAGATGGTCGACAACATTGTCACCGATCAGGAGCTGAAGTACTACTCGGGCAAGCCCGTTGATGAATGGGACAACGAAGAGCTTGCTCGTGGCCGTGTTCGTGACAAGAACGGTGAGTTCAAGGGTCAGAAGCCTCAGTGGATTACCCGAGAAGTTCATGAGGCTGCCATGGAGCGGTTCCAGTCGGTGATCAAGACTGAGATGAACTTCCAGGGTACTAAGGCTATCGATGCCCTTTCGTACATCCTCAACAACGAAGAAGTCGACAATCGAGGTCGACCTCTTGTGCCCCCGTCCACGAAGGCGGATGCAGCCAAGTTCTTCCTTGAGCATATCGTCGGTAAGCCCAAGCAGCGAGTCGAGTCTGACATCTCGGTCAAGCTTCAGGGCATTCTTGGTGCTGTGATGGTGAACCCTGCAGAAACCCATCAGGGCTTCGATCTTGCTCATATGCCCGGCTACACTATGCAGCTGGGTGATCCAAACGTAGTTGACGGAGAGGTAGTCGATGATGATGACGACCTTAACGAAGGGGGCGAATGATGGCTGAGGGAGTATTCATGTCTCGCATCACGATTGAACGACGTCTGACTGACGATGATGACGTCGTAGATATCGTGACTACTGAAGACTCGTCTGGGGAAGATCTGCCTGTTACCGAAGCTCTCGGCATGCTCCGCATGGCTGAGGACACCCTACTACATCCGGAGAACAACGATGAGTAACTGTCGAGTCTGTGGTCAGCCTCCTACCCAGGACGGCAAGGAGACCCACACCCCTGAAACGACTCAGCACGTGTTCAGCGAGGACGGCAAGCTCATGAGCTGGGCTGACAAGGCCAAGACTCAGCGACCCGCTCCTACTGTGACTCAGGGGGGTGACCTCGGTCCGATGAGTCGACTGCTCGAAGTTCTTCTCGAGCGAGCGGTCATCACTCCGGAAGACACTCTCTACATCGTTACGGGTCAGCGTACTCGTACTTCGCCGAAGATGCCGGAACCGCCATGTTAACGCCGACGGTCATTGAGCCTCAGCTGTTGGCAGAGCTGGTGGCAATCGGCCAGGAGCGACTGCCCAACGAAGCTTGCGGGGTGATTCTGCCTTATCGTTGGCATGGTAAGCAGGTGTTCGAGATGCCGAATCGATCCCTTCGTCCTCATGACCGTTTCGATATGCGTAGCGAGGACATCGGCATTGCACTTCAGGACTGGGTGAATGACAACCGAGGTGAGGTAGCCTGGGAGCAATTGACTCTCTGGCATACTCACCCCAGTGGTAGTACCAATCCCAGTGAGATCGACATGGCCAATCGGGTCCCTAACTGCGGAAACCTCATCATCGCTCTCGGGGATAATCCTCGAGCCACTTGGTTCTAGGAGAAACCATGACCGAGAAGTACACCTGCCCTCGACGAATCGCTGAGGGTCGCCACTACGGTGACTCTCCCCTACGGGGCGATGGCCCTGACCAAGATGAGTGGCGGGACGACAAAACCTGCTCTTACGACGGCTCCCTTCATCCTGACGTATTCATGGAGTACGTTAAGAAGGAGGGCATGGTGGGTACTACCGACAAGGCCTACAAGTTCTACATGCCCGACTACGAGGGCGAAGTCGCGGGTGTTGCCAAGTTCTACACCCATCACCTCTCGGAAGAACAGGGCTGGGAGTTCTGGAAGCTCTGGAAGTCCAAGAAAGTTCACTGGGGGCAATTTCCGCCCTATGTACCCATCTTCCTGCCTGGGCCGTCTACCAAGGGGCCCTCTGCTCAAGTTGCTGAGAAGAAGGATGACTGATCGCGCGCCCAATCAGCGATCAATTGGTTCAATGGGAGCAGCCTGAGGTTCCTTTAGGATCGGCGGGATGATATCGTCGATGAATGAGGCGATCAGCTTGCTCAAGTCGATTAGGGAGTGATTAGGATGCCGAACTCTGAGACGGAGTATTCAGGCAAGAACGGACCGAACTCAGTGACTGAGTCAGGCCCGGAGGGACGACAGCTCAGCTCTTCGGAGCAGCTTCGTCTGAGCTACCTCACGGGGCAGATGGAAGACCCGAATGCGCCGGCTAAGGACGGATTCTTCAAGGGTGTGGACCCTGATTACCCCGAGATTGACGGATGATGCCGGAGTTACCTCAAGGTAAGATCTTCCGTAAGGATGCTTACTTCGAGAAGACCGAGTACACCCCGCATGATGCTCAGAAGATAGTTCACTTCGACAACCATCGTCACCGAATTCTCAGCAATGGTCGTCGTTGGGGTAAGACTTTGCTTGGTGGCAAAGAAGTCGAGACCATGGCGTTTGTGAAGAACTTCCTTGATCAGCCGATGCAGGGTTGGATCGTTGGTCCAGAGTATAACGACTCGGAGAAAGAATTCCGGGTAGTTTACAATACGTTCAAGAAGCTTGGTATTGACCAGGTCAGTGATAAGTTCTTGAACAACACCGAGAGCGGCAACATGCGAATCCACACCAAGTGGGGGTTCGATCTTCAGTGCCGCTCCGCTCGTCACCCTGAGACTCTCGTTGGTGATGGTCTTGACTTCGTGCTGATCGTGGAGGCCGGTCGACACCATCGACGAACCTTCACTGAGTACATTCGACCCGCTCTGTCTGACAAGCGAGGTTGGTCGATGATGAGCGGGGTTCCTGAGATTGCCTCCGACACTGCGCTTCTTTACTGGGCGTATGAGCGAGGCCAGGACCCCAACCGAACTCAGTGGGCCTCGTTCCGAATGCCCTCCTGGACCAACAACTTCGTCTTTCCCGGCGGTCGCAATGACCCTGAGATTCTCGAGGCTGAAGATGACCTAACTGAAGATGAGTTCCGACGCCAGTACGGCGGCGAATTCGTCGAGAAGATCGGTCGAGTCATGACTCAGTGGGATGATGCTATCCACCTCGTTGACGGCCTTGACTACAACCCGCTTCTGCCCCTGTTTGTCGCGCTTGACTATGGCTATACGAATGACTGGGTCTGGCTTTGGATTCAGACGGATGTATGGAACAATATCTACGTGATTGGCGAGGAGCGATGGAGGGGCCGTGATACTGAGGAGATCTGCGATGAGATCCTCGAGAAGAGGAAGGCCAACGATGAACTTTGGACTCTGCTCGAGAAGGTGAACACGATCTACGCTCCGCCGGCAGAGCCTAGCGATACCAGTATTGTGCGACGCAAGCTGATGAGGCCCATTGCTACGAATACTGGCGGAGAAGTGAACGACCGTAACCGCATGGTGGACCGATTGCTGAAACAACGACCGGCTCATCTACCGGATGGTCACCCCGAGAAGAAGCCCCAGATCACGTTCAACCGAGACAGAACTGCTCAGCTCGCATGGGAGATGCGAACGGGGTACAGATGGCCTGAGCATAAGTCTCAAACCAAGAATGCTTCTGAGACCCCCCTCGACAAGGATGATCATGGACCGGAAGCACTTGGCAGGTTCGTCAAGGGTCACATGGAAAAAGTACTGCCCGAGAAGCGGCGTAGCTCCCGACAGAGTCGGGTCCCGGCAAGGAGAAGGTAATGGCAAAGCCTAAGTTCACGCCCTGGTCAACTCTGGGTGTGATGCAGAACAAGAGGAACCTCCCCGACTACTGGCCTGAATCAGAGCGGGAACGGATCGCCTCGTATGACAAGTACGACCAGTTGTACTGGAACGATCCCACACAGTATGCGCTGCGCGTTCTCGAAGATGAGCAGCCCATCTACATCCCGAACTCTCGGATCATCGTCGATACGACAGCTCACTACCTCCTCAAGGGCCTGGCAATCAACACGCCCACCAGGGACAAGAAGAACGAGGACCAGAAGTGGCTCACTGACTTCCTTAAGCGGGAGCGGTTCTACTCGAAGTTCGCCACCAGCAAGAAGATGGGAATCGCTCGAGGTGACTTTGCGTTCCACATCACTGCTGACCCCCTGAAGCCTGAGGGCTCTCGTGTGTCGATCGAGCCGATCCATCCCGGCATGGTGTGGAAGGTTGAGGACCCCAACGACCCTACCAACATCGTCAAGATGCACATTGGTTCTATCTGGATCGATCCGAATGACGATGACCAGACAGAGCGGATGAGAGTTCTTACCTACGAGAAGGTACTCGACGGGGAAACCCAGAAGATCTCTCGTGAGGAGAATGTCTGGGAGCTCACGACCGACTGGTGGGACGAGGAGGAGCGAGAGCTCTACAAGAACATCCTACCCCTGGACTTCCTCCCAGACGAAGTCGATCAGTTTCCGGTGTACTGGTTCCCGAACATCGAGTGGGGCGAGCAGAACTATGGCTCGTCTGAGCTCCGTGGTCAGGAGTTTCTTGCTTGGGCAGTATCCCAGGGCGCTACTGACACCCAGGCTGCTCTAGCTCTCGAGGGTCTCGGCGTCTATGCCACTGATGGGGGTCGGCCGGTAGATGATGAGGGTGTCGAGCGAGACTGGGAGATTGCTCCCGGTAACGTTGCAGAAGTACCCAGTGGCTCGTTCTTCCGACGAGTCGAGGGAGTCGGTTCGATCACCCCCATGCTCGACCAGGTCCACTACCTGGAAGGCAAGATGTTCGCTGCGACGTCCATGACGGATGTTGCTCTTGGTCAGGTTGACGTTGCGGTAGCCCAGAGCGGTATTGCTCTAGCTATCAAGTTCATGCCGACTCTGGCGAAGATCGAGGACCGAGACACTGCTGGTGTGGAGATCTGCCAGCAGATGTTCTTTGATCTGAAGAAGTGGTTCAAGGCATACGAGGGCAAGACCATCGATGTCGAGTACGAGGTCTCTATCGCTAAGCAGAAGTTGCCGGCGAACCGTACTGAGACCATCAACGAGCTGAACAACATGATCGATCGTAAGATCATCGACCGGGAATTCTACCGAGACCAGATGCGTGAGCTCGGGTATGAGATTCCCAAGAACATGGACGACCGTATTCTGAAGGAGGCCAAGCTTCTCGCAGAGATCAACGCGCTCAGTAACCCAATTTCGCCGGCTGAGGAGGACGAAACGGCTGGAAATAACCAGCTTCCTCCCGAATCAGACCCCAACAATGGTTCTGTTGACAAGCAGCCCAACAGGAGCAATAATCGGAATCGTTCCAACGAGAGTGGCGGGACTGAATCCGGTCAAACTCTGGAACGCCAAAGTAGTTAGGGTGCGAGAGGCACTCTAGAAAGGGAAAACCGTGACGACGTACGAACTGCCTGAGTGGCTCCGAGGTCTCATCATCTGTGGTGGTGACGAGGGCGAGGGCGACAACGAAGGCGAAGACGACCAGGACTCGAACGACGAGGGTGACTCTGACGAGGGTGAGGATGACGGGGATGACGATGGGAACGAGGGTGAACCCAAGCCCAAGGACCCAACGGTAGGTCTCCGTACTGCCCTTGAGAAGGAGCGCAAGCTTCGTCGCGAGGAAAGGAAGAAGCGGATCGCTGCTGAGCGTGAGGCCAAGAAGGTCAATGACAAGAAGGTTTCCGACGAGGAAGCCAACGAGCTCCAGAAGGCTCAGGAAAAGCTTGTCAGTGCTGAGGACAAGACGTCTCGGCTGGCTGCTCGCCTCCTGAAGAAGGAGGTTCACGATGCGATCCAGGCTGAAGCCCGGAACCAGAAGTTCATCGACCCGACTGACGCGTTGGTCGACTCGGTGATTTCGGAGATCGATGTTGACCAGGATGAAGAAGATCCGACCGACATCGACATCGACGAAGCTTCGGTGAAGGCCGCGGTCAAGAAGCTCGCTGACAAGAAGAAGCACCTGGTATCGACTGCTGGTACTCAGGAGCGCAGCGCGAGCAACTTCCGTCGTCAGGGTGGGAACAAGGAAAAGACCTCGGAACAGAAGTACCGAGAGATTTACCCCTCTCTGGGGTAACCACCAAGAGAAAGGGCCCATGTCATGGGTGCACGGTATGACCAGGTCGAGCCGCACGTCGGCATCGTCCGGGCGCCTCTCGCAGCCAACCTCACTCTGTCCGGTGCTGGCGAGTTCGGACCCCTTGCGGTCTCGCTCGACGCCAACGGACGAGTGGTCGTAGGCACCGCGGGGCAGTCGGGTTTCATCGGCGTTCTCATCAAGAACGTTCCCATGGTACCCGCCGGTCTGGCCTCTTCGGCCCTGACCGTCAACAACTGGATGGGTGCCCGCGCGGGTGACATCGTCGACGTGATGACCCAGGGTCAGATCGTGGACGTCACTGGGCTCGCTGCGGGTTCGACCATCTATGCCATCCCGGCCACGGGGGTCCTCACGACCACCGCCTCCGGGAACGTCCGAGTCGGATTCACTGTCGAGGCCGGTCGCCTCGTCATCGATGGGAAGTGAGTGACATGAATCTCCACCTGCCTCTGTCTCGCACTCTCACCGGTGTGGATCTGCCCAACCCGCTTCTCGACGGTTCGCCGTTCGTGATCTCCGGTGCTTCGCCGGCAGGTTTCAACGAGCGAGCCGATGTTGTGTACGCGGCTGCCGACGGCACAGACCTCAACGACTTCTGGTCCGAGGTTCAGCGGACGGTCGCCATGCGCAACGCTCAGCGGAACCGCCTCATCGACCTGCTCACCTACCGGGTGGACGGACTCGTCGAGGAGGTCACCCTCCCGGGTACCGCTGACTTCGAGATCGCTTCTGAGTACGGTCTGCCGAAGGGCATCCGTACCGGCGTGAACCGCTTCTGGCGCGGTTTCGACTTCAACTTCTACGACCTGGCCGTCCGGTACACCTGGATGTTCATCGCAGAAGCGAACGTCGGACAGCTTCGGCAGCTGAACAACACGGCGCTCGAGGCCGACAACCGCCTGGTCTTCGGCCGGATCATGCGGACCCTGTTCAACCCGGCCAACGGCTCGGGCATCACCGACAACAACCTGCCGGTCACCCAGTACAAGTTCTACAACGCCGACGGTGAGGTTCCCCCGACCGTCGGTACGACGACCTTCCTGGGCACCCACACCCACTACACCACCTCTCAGACGCTGTCGGGCTCCGCCACGCTGGTGCCGGATGTGGTGGAGGACATGAGCTCGGACCTCGACGCTCACGGCTACAAGTACGAGTCCGGGTACCGCAAGGTACTCTGGGTGAATGAGCAGGAGTACAACATCATCCGCACTTGGCGGGTGGCGACTGGTGCTCCCTGGGACTTCATCCCGGACCCGTCCACCTACGGCGGCGGCTTCTACGAGCCGACTGACCGCCGGCTGGTAGGGGCACCCTCCGACAAGGTCCCGGGCCAGGTCGGCACCTACGGCCCCTGGCACGTGGTCAAGGAGGAGTACATCCCCGCTGGCTACGTGGTCGGCATCATCTCGGGCGGCCCGGACAACATCGGCAACCCGATCGGCATCCGCGAGCACAAGAACGAGGCTTTCCGAGGCCTCAAGATCATTCCGGGTGACCGAGCTGGCTACCCGCTGATCGAGTCCTACTACCAGCGAGGCATGGGTACTGGCATCCGACACCGAGGTGCCGGCTTCCTGACCCAGGTCACTGGCAACGCCTCCTACACGGTTCCCGCCGCCTACGCAGGATAGGAGTTCTGAACATGGCTACCAAGGATTCGGACGACATCGTCTACTTCCAGAACCCCGACGGCACTCGGTTCTCCAACGATCCTCGTTGGGTGGCTGCTCAGGCCGCCGGCATGGCCTTCCCCGACAACTCATCCCTCTCTGTCAAGGAGGAGGACGAGGAGCCCATGGAGGAGGAGCCCAGCCCCTACGACGGCATGACCGCCAAGGAGCTCAAGGCCGAGGTGGCTTCTCGCAACGAGGACCGCGACGAGGCAGACCAGCTCGTGATCGAGTCGGGCATGAAGAAGAGCCAGGTCGTTGCCATGCTCGAGGCGGACGACGAGGCTCACAAGACCGACGAGGGCTCTGAGGCCTGATCATGGCAATCAATGACCACGAGAAGCTGAGGCAACTCCTTGGGGAGCAGATCCCTGACGGCGGCAATGCCTCGGAGACACTGTTCTCCGACGAGGAAATCTCGGAGCTTCTCGAGTCAAGCCCGGAAGGCGACATAGACCGGGCAGCCTACGAGGGGTGGAGGGCTAAGGCCGCTAAGCTCTCCTCCCTCGTAGATACTACCGAGGGCAATGCACAGCGGAAGTTCTCGCAGCTTCTGCAGAACGCGCTGTCCATGATGAACACCTACAAGCGAAGCACCGCAGGCGCTACCGACGGGCGAACCCGGGTCGGTCGAATCCGAAGGGATCCGCCAGCATGGTAGTCTCTGGTGTGGAATTGGTCATGGCTCGCCGGCAGATTCGCGAGATGATCATGACTGATGTTTTCTCGGTCACTCTTCAACGTCGGGAGAAGATCGAACAGCCTGCCGGGGGGTGGAAGTGGGGCAACTATGTCCCCTTGACTCCCCAGAACGCTAGGTTGATCCCGTTCAAGCGGAGGGTGACCGAATTCCTCGTCAACACTGAGATGGGCGATGTCCCTGACCTGCCGTACATCTTGCTGGGATTCCACACAATGGACGCCAAGCGAGGTGACAAGTTCACCTACCGCGGTGATGAGTTCGAGTTGATCACCGAGGACATCGGAGAACCTGAGGTCAAGTGCCTGTTTCAGGTTGACTATTACGGGGGTGGGATCAATGCCTAAGATGGGCGTCTGGATTGAGCGCGATACCATCAGCCCGGCACTGGCCTACGCCGTGACCAATGTTGCCTCCACCATCACTGAGCGAACTCGACAGGCGGCTTTCGCAGTTGAGCAGGAAGCTAAGGCCAGTGCGCCTTGGGCTGATCGCACTGGTGCTGCTCGCAGTGGCCTCTACACTGACGTGTATGAGGAGGGCGGGGAAGTTGTCCTGGAGCTAGGTCATTCAGTTGACTACGGTCAATGGCTCGAGTTGATCCAAGATGGTCAGTATGCGATCATCCTCCCTACCCTCGAGAAGATGGCGGCTAGCGTGATGCAGTCTGCCGGTTCCGGGGTCTTCCCAATGGGAGAGGGTTTCTGATGCGAACTTGGTTGCACCAGACTCTCGCCGACAGCACTGAGCTTCAGACTTGGCTTGAGGGTGACCCGACCGGCCGAGTCTTTCCCCGTTTCACCAAGACCACTTTCAACGGACTTCGACCCTTCGTTATCCATGGCCTGGGTAACAGCTCTGATATGCTTCCGTCTGAGGACGAGGGCTTTGGTAAGCGGCAGTACTTCCAGGTCTGGCTTCATGACGAGGGCGCAGATTTCACCAGGATTGACGATGGCCTTGACATTGTGAAAGGTCTGCTGGTGAATGGGTCGGACAAGGCTAGTAACCTGACGACCGTGCAGTGGCTTGAGACATCTCAAGAGTTCAACAATGAAACCTACAACACGATCTTCAGGTACCTCCGGTTCCAGGCGATCATCAGTAAGGGAGTGACCATCTCATGAAGGTGATGTACACCGGTACCTCTGACTCGCGGGGGTACAGCAAGGCCGACTTCGCGAAGGCCAAGGTGGACCATGCCGGGGTGAAGTTCATGCAGAACGAGCCCACGGATGTCTCGGACGAGCTCGGCAAGGCTCTCCTGGAGCACGACCTCTTCAAGGGGGAGGGCTTCAAGGAGGTTACCGAAGAGGAGGAGGCCAAAAGCGGCGAAGAGGCCGCCACGGACTCCATCCCCGAGAAGACGGCTACTCCGGCGAATAAGTCGAAGTGACCTGACGCTCGCATGATGAGCGAGCAGCTACCTGAGGAAGGCCTGAAGCTCTCCTCAATCGATGGGGCATAACGCTCGCGAGTCATTCAACATGCATGACGCCCAAAGCGATTAGAGAAGCGGTGAGGATGATGAGCACGGTGGATCTGAGATGCGAGGGCACTCTCTACGGCCGACTGACCGACGAACGGTGGCTTGAAGTCAAGTGCAAGCGCCGTCGGTGTGGACACCAACCGGGAACGGTAACCCTCCACACCATTGACATCCAGACTGGCGAGGTTGTTTCAACGAAGACTTTCGCTGAGCCTCGCAAACAGAAAGGACAGAGCAATGGCTCTTACCAACCATCCGTTGCCGTTCGGGCTTCGTGACGTCAAGGTTTACCCGATCAGCGATGCTGGCGTGGTTGGCACTGGCGTCGATCTCCCGGTCGCTCAGACCTTCAGCTTCAGCGAGAACGAGGACTTCGAGGAGCTCCGAGGTGACGATGTCGTCGCCGCGACTCACGGCTCTGGTCCCACCGTCGAGTGGGAGCTGGAAGCCGGCGGTATCTCCTTCGAGGCCTACAAGGTCATGGCTGGCGGCACCATTGCCGAGACCGGCGTGACCCCGGCCCAGGTGAAGACCTACTCCAAGCTCGCCACCGAAGCCCGGCCGTACTTCCACGTACGAGGTCAGGCCATCTCGGACTCGGGCGGTGACGTTCACGGCAAGGTCTGGCGATGCAAGGCGGACGACAGTCTCGAGGGTGAGTTCGCCAACGGGTCATTCTTCGTCACCTCGGCATCCGGTCACGGCTTCGGTGATACCACCGGCGGTTCACCGACCAACAAGCTGTACGACTTCGTGCAGAACGAGACGGCCACCGCCATCTCGACCACCTGGTCATAAGACCAGATCAACAACACAGACCCCCAGGAGGGCCCGATCATGGCTGGATCCAAGTCTACATCCAAGTCTACCTCACCGAAGGTAGCATCCCCGCAAGACTTCAAGAAGAAGAACAGTGGCCGCATCCTCAGCTTGCCGTCTGGGCTGAATGTCAAGGCCAAGCGAACGTCAGTCCGCGCGTTCATTACCGAGGGCAACATCCCCAACGCTCTTCTGCCCATTGTCGAGGAAGCACTCTCCAAGGGCCAGGGCGCGGACATCGCCAAGATCGTCGGAGGCAAGGACGGCCAGGTCGACCTCTCCATGATCGAGGACATGTACGACATGGTCAACCAAGTCGTCTGTGCAGTCCTGCTCGAACCGAAGGTACACATGATCCCTTCCGAGCAGGACCGGTTGGTGTGGAACCAGACCCACCCCGGCGCCGAGCTTGATGATGTCGAGGACCTGCGACACGACGACTTGCTCTACGTCGATGAGATGGAAGACGAGGACAAGATGTTCCTCTTCCAGTGGGCCTCCGGAGGCACAGACGATGTTGCCAAGTTTCGTGAAGAAGCCAAGCAACAGCTGGTTGCTGTGGAGCAAGGCCAAGGTGTTGAAGCAGCGGCCAAGCTCCCTGCTGGGTCTGGAAGCTGATTCCTACGAAGCATACTGCCTGGATGAGGCGATCGTCTACTTTGGTACTACAGTAGAGGGTCAACTTGAGAAGGTAGGACAAAAGCCGAGCAAGGGTGAACGCAAAGCTCAGGCTGCACGCGAGCGACTCCTCAGTCAGATTCTCGGCTCGGGGGAGAAGAAGAGCAATGCCGGGTTTGCTGACCCGGCCGCGATGTTCAAGTAGGAGGTACGGGCATGCCAGGCACGCTAGGCGCAATCTCTGGGCAGATTCGTCTCGATGTTCGTCAGGCTGTGGCTGCTTACGCTACAGTGCGTGCTGAGAATGCCCGTACCCTCTACGCTTTGCGTGGATCCTCTGATGCGTTCATTACCTCTGGCCAGAACATGGCGCTTGTCGGGGGTGGCCTTGTCTATGCGCTAGGCAAGATGGTCACCGCGGCTGCTGAGTTCGAGCGTAAGATGGACTTCTTTGGTGCCGTTAGCGGTGCTACCGCGGATCAGCTTGACAATGTCAGCAAGTTTGCGCTGAAGTTGGCTCAGGATACCATCTACTCAGCAGACCAGATTGCCGATGGCCTGATCGAGCTCGGTAAGGCTGGTGTTACCACCGAGCAGATTATGAACGGCGTCGGCGAGGCGATGACCGCACTCGGTGCTGCGGCTGACATCCCTCTGGACCAGGCTGGTCAGATCATCATCTCTACGCTCAGCCAGTTTGAGCAAGGTGCTGACCAGGCTTCTCGCATGGTTGATATCTTGGCTGGTGCTGCTAACGCATCTATCGCAGATATCACTGACCTGGGTGTTTCACTGAAGTATGCTGGTGGTATTGCTAACCAGAACAACCAGACTTTCGAAGATACCGCGACAGCCCTTGCCCTGCTTGCCAACGCAGGTATTCGAGGCTCGACCGCTGGTACTTCACTCCGACAGATGTTGGTATCTCTGCCGGGTGTAACTGGTCCTGCTCAGGAAGCCCTGAAGACTATGGGCATTCTGACGGAGGACGGTTCAAACAAGTTCTACGACCTACAGGGCAACCTGAAGCCGTTGCCTCAAGTCTTCCAGATTCTGCAGAACTCCCTGAAGGGCTTTAGCAATCAGCAGAAGACGGTTCTTCTCCGTCAGCTCTTCAACAACCGAGCCCTTGGTGCCGCAGTCACCCTCACCAACGAGGGTGCTAAGGGTTTCGACGAGATGTGGGAAGCTATGTCCCACACCAAGGCTGCTGACGTTGCGTCTGCTCGACTCGATAACCTCTCTGGTGACATTGAGATTCTCAAGGGCAACATCCAGACACTGATGATTCAGTCGGGTGGCCCCTTCCAGGAGACGCTGCGGGGTTGGGTCCAGGCACTGACCAAGCTTGTTCAGGCTTACGGTCGACTTCCTGAGAGTACCCAGAAGGCCATTGTACAAACGGTGGCTTACATCGCAGTTGCTCTGCTGCTGATGGGTACGTTGAACATCGTCATTGGTAGTATCATCAGATTCATTGGATTCATGATCCGCTTTGGGGCGGCATTCAAGTTCCTTTGGAAGATGGTAACTATGATAGCCAAGGTATTCGTGATTTTGTTCCGTGCCTTGGGCAAGGTTCGCGCAGCATTCACTGCTCTACGTCTTATCTGGCTTGCCGTCAGTGGGGCGATGGGTGGCGGAGGTCTGGTTGCCCTACTTGCCGCTATTCCCATCTGGGGTTGGATCGCTCTTGCGATTATCGGCCTCGTGGCTGCTTTCGTGTTCTTGTACAAGAAGGTAGCACCCTTCCGAGAGTTTATCAACAAGTTCGTAGTTGAGCCAATCAAGGTAGCAGCCCAGTGGGTGTGGGATGCAATCAAGCAGATCATCAAGTACTTCTCCGAGCTAGGTGACTCGCCCGGAGAGATCTTCAAGAACTTGGCTGCTGATATCGCATCATTCACCCTCCAGATCATCCGCTCGGTCCTATCACTACCTGGGAAGCTTGCGGGAGCGCTTGCTGGCCTGTTCGCACAGTTGCGTGAGGTCTTTACCTTCCGTAATCTGGGCGCAGTTGCTGGTGCGGCTTTCGGGGCAATCATCAATCTCATAGTGGCTAGATTCATTACCCTGCCCGGTAAGCTGCTGTTGATTGCACTACGAGTTGTAGCCTGGATTGGTCGAGGTTTCGCCCAGCTTGCTCCCAAGATCGGGTACTTCATCGGTCTCGCCATTGGTTATGCAATTAGACTCTGGTTGCAGTTCCAGCAGAAGATGTGGAGCCTAGCGGGTCGCTTGATTACGGGCATTGTTAGATTCTTGATCTCCCTGCCGACTCGTGTTCGAGCCATCTTCATCCGAATGACCCTAGCTGTCATCTCTGCAGTGACTCGGGCTATTGGTTGGGTAATCGCGAATGCCCCTCGGATCGCTCGAGGCTTGATTAACGGTATCCGCAACCTGCCTGCTAACGTACTAGCTTTGATGATGCGCATTGTTAGTGCTATTGCCAGATTTATTCCGAGAGCTATTGCGGCTGCTCGTAGCTTTGCTCAAGGGTTCCGTGATGGCCTGATCAATACTATCCAAGATCTGCCCGGTACGGTATCCGGTATTGTTGGACAGTGTATCTCTGCATTCCAGGATGCCATTTCTCAAGCATTCAGTGCTGCTCAAGGCTTTGCAGGAGGCCTCTGGGACGGTTTCAAGGATGGCCTGGGTATTCACTCCCCGTCGTTCATTGAGAAGCACATGTTCCAGATGGGCGACACGATGGACAAGGAAACCAAAAACCTGGCTCGCCAGACCATGGAGGTTCAGCGACTGGGTAAGAAGTGGGTATCCAACACTCTCGGTACCCAGGGCACAACAGTTTCTGCAGTTGATGTTGCAGGAGCTACGGCTCGTGCCGCGGCCCATATGACGCCGGCTCAGCAGACGGTTCGAGTTGAAACCGACAAGGGTGGCAGCTCTGGTTCCTCGCGACTGGTACAGGGCCAGTTGACTCTTGACCGAAGTGGTCGAGCCTTCATCTCTGGGGTTGCTGAGGATGAGGATGATGCTGAAGCTGACTACGAGGACACACTAGCAAGGATGAATCGCTGATGGTCAAAGTAATCGTTCGTTCGCCAGTAGACAGTTACGCCAACCAGGAAAGGCCGAATACGGTCTACCCTGGGTCAGCCCACCTCTGGGTTAGTGCTCGGTCGTCGGCCAACAAGCGTATCTTCATGGTGCCATCGAAGCCTTTCCCTCTCGGGGTTACGATCATTAGCGCTAAGCTGTTTGTGCGCCAGGAAGTAGCCATCTCCGGTTCAGTAACCATCAGTGCCCACCGTATCACTGAGAACTGGCAGAATAACAAGGTTACTTGGAATCAGCAGCCTGCAGTTACTGGTGGCACCAACGTCACAAAGTCCAGCCCGCCGAAGGGTACTTGGTGGGAATGGGATGTTACTGCATCTGTTCAGCTTGTTGCTGATGGGGCTGCTCCCTGGTATGGATTCAGCCTTCGTACCACCTCGACCAGTGACCGTACATTCTACTCCTCCAACGCGGCGAGTTCAGCCAACCGCCCATACATGGAGATTGAGTGGGCGACTTACCCAGATGAGCCCGAGCGGTTGAACCCGACGGGAGGCCTCTTCGTTGAGGATCCCACACCGACGGTGACGTTCACTTACAATGACCCGGGCGGCAATGACGACCTGGTAGCTGTCCAGGTTCAGATCGGGTCGACTGAGGCGATCGTCAATGCTGGTACCGCTGAGTGGAATTCTGGTGAGGTTGCTACGAGCGAACCTCGATTGGACACTGGAGCGGCTGGTTATCCTGGTCTAGCTTCGGGAGCTCTGGCATGGTGGCGAGTCAGGGTAAAGGATGATAGCGGGCTGTGGTCACCCTGGGCCAATGCAGTGCAGTTCGGCTATGAACCCAAGGGCTCCATTACCAGCTTCGAGCTAGACGGAGAAACTGGCGGTATCTATTCCGCTAGCCCTTCAGTCTCATGGACCTTCTCAGGTACTCAGCGAGCTTTTCAAGTCTTTGTTTCACGAGAGTCCGACCCAAGCAATATCCTCTGGACCTCTGGCAAGATCACCTCGACTGCTACCGCTCAGGGTATTCCGTTCGGCATCATTGACAAGGATGACGACGATCTCTGGCGTATTACTCTGCGCATCTATGACGACAAGGCCAGAGTAGCTTTGCCCGGTCAGCCGGTGTACGTCCAGGCGGTAATGTCTGACCTCAACATCCTGTACTACTCTACAGCTAGTCCTGTAACCACCCTTACTGCTGTGAGCGACATGTTTAAGCCAGTGGCTCACCTGCACTGGACCCCAGTCGGTACTACCCCTGACGCCTGGGAGATCCAGCGAAGCGAGGATGATGGAGTTACCTGGGACATCGTTGATGAGGAGGTAGGATCCCTACTCCTTGATGGGGATGGCTATTCCTACGATGACGGGACTGCACCCCAGTACAAGCCCTTGAGATACCGGGTGATGGCGGTGGCGGGCATGCTCCATGGTCAGCCCTCCCCAATGTCCGGATCTATGCAGATTCGTAGGTTCTCGACCTTCCTCTCTCGCCCCAAGGGTGTGGACCCGGTCATGTTCCTCAACACGGAACGAACTCGAGAGCATCTGGATGTTCAGGACGTAATCGAGGTTTTGAATGGACCTCCCATCCTGATTACCCAGCGCCTCGGTGGAGAAGGGGGCTCAGTCAGCGGGGTCTTTGCTGACGGAGTCCTAGACGGAGTAACTGCCAAGATGATGAAGTCTCGGTTCATGTCGATGAGAGCTCAGCCGGGCACTCCGTTGGTTCTTTACATCGGCGATGAGGCCTTGACCGTTGCTGCGTACAACATGCAGATCGACTCCAGAGTTAAGAACGGAACCGTCCTCTATGTTGCCAGCTTTGATTGGGTGAAGCTATGATCAACTTGGGTTTGACTCAGTCTGAGATGAATAGCCTCATTGTTCTGTTGAGGTCGCCCCATTTCATCCACATCAACATTCGTCTGATGACACTGCAGCATGAGTACAAGCAGGACATCAGTAAGCAATTCGTTTCTGGGGGTGTATCAATCGATGAGAGCTCGGATATCACCCGAAGCTTGGATCTGACTCTGTTTGACCCTCAGCGCAGAATTCACGTGGACCCAGATACTGCTAGTTCTACTTCGGTATTTATCGCTGACATGATCAGCGTGGTCTACACGGTACAGAACCCTACTCGCACTCAGACCTACAACATCCCGGTATTTACTGGCCCAATTGACGACGTTAACCGAGACGATACCTTCTTGTACTTGAAGTGCGTGGGTAAGGAATCTCTTTCTCTGCAGAACTTGTGGATTGCTAAGACCTATCGTAAGAATGCACGCAAGACGGATGTGATCAAAGACATTCTGAGGTGGCGCATCGGCGAGGGTCGGATGAACATCCCTAGCTTGTCTGCCAAGCTACCTAACGACCTCAAGTTGACTAGGGAGAAAGTCCCCTGGACTATAGCTAAGAACCTTGCTTCGGGTATGGGTTACGAGCTCTTCTATGATGGCCGCGGCGTTGCAACGATGCGTAAGCGAGTTGGGGCTAAAGCAGTGTTCACTTTCGACGACAAGTTTGTGACAGAGCGACCCCAGGTTGACTACGACCTATCGGAGATTAAGAACGTAGTGGAAGTCATTGGTGCTAAGCCTAAGAAGGCTAAGACCAACATCAAGTACGTTGCCACCGCGCCTAGGAATCACCCCCTGTCGCCTTACCGCCTGGGCCGGAATGGGGTACCTCGGTATATCTTCGAGAGTATTCAAGATGACTCGATCAATACAGCTGCGGAAGCTAAGGCTTTGGCAACTAGCAAGTTGAACTCATATCTCCTAAGTGGATACGACGCACAGTGGAACGGCACTCCTGTTCCCATGCTGGAAGAGAATGATATCGTAAGACTGAACAGCGGGGATGTTAATGCCTACATCCGCCTGCGCAAGTTTACGATTCCTCTAGGTATTGAAGCGGCCTCCTATGGTCATCTGCGGAAGATCAGACCTCGCGGAGGTGCTAAGGGAGTAGCAGCACCAAAGCCCAAGATCCGAAGGTCCAGGGGCAGAAAGGCACCCCAACGATGAGCGTTGAATCAGGCTACGTGACCAATGTGTACATGGTGTACTCTGGTTCACACCTGTTCGAAGCAGTGATTGCCGGGGCTACTTACCTACCCGTTGCCGATGCCTACGACTTCAACGAGGCTGGCGGCACCCTTTCTCTCAATGGTGTGGAATATGCCTACACGGGTATCAATACCGGGGATGTGAATCTCGACGAAGAGTTTGACCGTGTCTTTCTTTCCACACCGATGCCCACCGGGGCCGACGTTGAGGATTTTGTCTCCGTCGTGCCGGCGAGTGCACACAAGATTGCTCAGGTGGCATTCGATGACGATGACGAGGGCATCATAGCTCTCGTGCCATTCGAGATGGCATCGCAGATGGATACGGGCATCCGCGAGCGATATCACGAAGAGCGCGTGATTGTCAGCGATGAGGACGGTCGCTGGGTGATCTCCAGGATGGACGAGGAGACGCCAACAGTATTGGGCCCCTATGTCGACCCCACCGGCCTTCCCCAGCCGATCCCAATCGATCCCCCAGCGGTCAGCCCTGCTGCAACTATCTATGGCACAGTCGATGGTTTGGTGGTTAAGACCGAGCCTATCGCGGCTAGCACTAGGTTGAACTACCATATCTCCACTACTTCCGGTTTCACTCCGGATGGCTCAACCATCGCGGTCGGTGATACCAGGAGCACAGTGGCAGTCATCACACACTTGCCCGACGGCTCACCTCTGCAGCATGGTGTGGAATACTTCATTGTCACTGAGGCCTTCAACGAGGCTGGTACTGCTTTGCCTTCTGCTGAGGCACTGGGCAGCTTGAACAAGGATAATGTCTCTCAGGTCGTAGCTGCCGAGGTCGTAGCGGGGTTCATTCTTGCTGGTAACATCCAGGTAGGTACTCAGACCTGGAATCCTGATACCGGGTTCACTATCCCCCAGCCGGATGGCGGTGTTATCAACTTCCCCGCTAACGGTGTAGACTATGCTCAGATCACCGCCCATATCGTGGCTCAGTCTCTGGATGTTAAGGACAACCTGAGCATTAGCGGTAATGGCCAGGTCAACGGTACTCTTAGTCTTCGAGACGGGATTACCAAGCCAGCCTTTCCTCCCACTCTTTCTCTGGAGTGGCCGAAGATCATCATCCCTGCTATTACCAGCAGTGGCACAACGGATAACCAGTTTGTTTACAATGGCCTTACCCAGGACCTGAACCTCCCCAACACCTCGTTAGCGGCTATCGCTTTCGTGGGTGGCGGTATTCGCGGGTTCGACCGTCGATCTGGGGCTATCTCTTACTTCCCCGACCCCACCAACGGTAAGAGCTGGTGTACCAACTTCGATATCTTCGGGGGCATTGCTGCTGATGCCCAAAAGGGTGTTTACCATGTCCTGGGTCGTGACAGAAACCGAGACAGTGACTGGTATGTCTACGCCATCAACAAAGATACTTGGAACAAAGTTGGAGAAATCTACTTCTGGACCGATGCCAATGTTGCTGGGAATTACCCCAAGGTGGGGTACTACAACAATACTCTAGCAATTATCTGGTGTCATACCAACGGTCAGGTTCGACTCAAGAAGCGCCCGGTTAGTGGTACTTCATCTGCTATTACCTACGGCTCAGCTACTGATACCGATATTGAGGCTATCTCTAGTCGTCATGCTATGGGTGATATCGAGGTAGGCACCTTTGACTCTCCCTCGTCCCAGGTATGTTTTGCCTATGCGTTTGCTGATACCCCCAGTATCCGTATCCGTCAATGGTCCGCTCCGACATCCGGCCCTACTGGTATTACCAGCACCTTTAGTCGAGCCAACAACACCCTCGTTCGGGGTTTGCACTGGGGTACTGGTCTTCCCGGTGGTGATCGTTTTGTCCACCTGGATAACTACGGTTTCTTGCATCACTACTCTGGCATGCTGCTATCTACCTCAATGCAGGGTGCCCAGTCTTGGTTTGACCCCCAGTCAACTACTGCAACTTGGGATGAAACTGTCCCGAATGCCTCAGGTACTCATGAAACTGAAGTAGGGCCCTCTGCCACTCTTACCTGGTCGTCTCGAGCATGGTTGTCAATCTCCAACTCGCCCGCCCCGGATGAGACTAACACGGACCCCAGCAATACGGATAAAGCCAATGCCTCTCGAGCTTACGTAGGTTCTGGATCTGGTACTAAGTACCTGTATGGTACTCTCGGCAAGTCAGTACGCCAGGTGTCAGTAGTTATTGATGACGACTTCCCCACACAGCTTCGCGCATGGACAACTGCTGGAGTTAACGCATTCACCTCTGAGGACATCGGGGCGACGGTCACCGGCACAAATATCCCCGGTGGTACCCAGATCGTGAGTATAGTCTCCAATACTGCTGGCCAGGTTGTGAATCTATCCCAGGCCCACACCGCGACGGGCGCAGGAGCTACCATTACAGCTACTGTCACTCGGTCTGGCTTTGGTCGTAAGGTGTGGACAAAGTTCAACATCCTCTCCTCCGGTAAGACCCCTGAAACTAGCAACGGGTTCCTTACTGCGGCGATTACCCCAGGTCTCTGGCGATCGACTCGAGAAGACGCTCAGGGTGCTTACGCTAGAGCTTATGGAGATGGCTCGGGTAGACTGGGGCCGATCTTTGTAGATAACCAGGGTCGCTTGGTGGGTTCTGCCCAGGCTACATTGAAGATGACGGGAACTACTTCTCACGGTACTTCCGGAAGCTGGTTGGCTCGAGGTGGATGGACTGATACCTGGGACAATGACCCCCTAGGGACTCCGGGGTATTACAGTTACTCTAACGGTACTGTTACCTTCCATCAAACAGGTTACGTAGGTATCTCTGCAGCTTTGCTTGGTAACTCGTCTTGGGGTACTACTGGTCGAGCAGGTTTGCGACTGAGGCATGGTAGCTATGTAATTGCTCAGGACCTCAAGCCAGCATGTAACTCAGTTAGCATGAGCCTTAACGTCCAGGTAGTACCTGTAACTGCTGGTGACGTATTTACTCTTGAGGTTTTCCAAGACAGTGGTGCTACCCGAACATATGATAATGCTGGGCACTTCTCGTGGCGGTTCAGCACTACCCCCTTCCTCGCATAAGGAGATGTCATGGTCGATTACACCCAGCTTACAGACGAAGAGCTGCAGACGGAGATAGAGCAGGCTAATGCAGCCAATGCAGAGCTCGAGAGACGAAACCGAATTGCCCAGGCATCTAGAACCATTGCTGAGATCTTGTTCCAAGTAGAGCGGGATGAGGGAGATGCAGTGGAAGTACTCGTAGGGGCGATGGGTACTACCCTGCTGATGTTGGACCCCGGCGGTGAACACGGACCTGAAGGGGATACCCCAGTAATCAGTGACCCTGAGGCACAACAGATTATTGAAGCGCTTCAGGCTCGTATCGCTGGGGAGTAGGGGGAGGGCTTTAGCTGAAGGGGCCACAATGGATGTTGCTATAGTGATGGGGCTCCTGGAGGCAACAACTGGTACGCCGGTAAATGCCCAGTCCGTTGCTGTAACACTTGGGTACTTAGGTCTAGCTGGTACCGCACTGACTACTCTCGGTGTCATTATTGCCGCCGTTATCAACAACCGAAGAGAACGCAAAGGCTCTGCTGAGTCGGGTGTGGAATTGACTCTTCGTGAGCGAATCATGCTCAAGGATGAGAAGATCATAGACTTGACAGAGCGCAATAGCTACTTGCGTAAAGAGAATGACGAAGTTACTCGAGAGAATGAGGATCTTCGATATGAGAACTTGCAACTACATGAAGAACTGACGGCCCTTAGAGGAAGTTCAGACCATGTTGACCGAAGATGAACCCACGCCTACTGCTGGGGCTATTGCTACCGAAGCAGCCCAGGAGGGTAAGGACAGCAAAAGCCGCCACTACATCGTCGGCGGTATCATTGGGGTTGCTGTGTTTGCTAGCCTATTCTTGGTTTCTTGGGGATATGCTTGGTTTCAGCGGGGGGAACAGGTCAAGGCGGGTGAGGTTGTTGTTACTGATGTTACCGCTGCTTGCAAGGACAAACAACTAGCAGCTCAGATGGATGCCCAAGTTCCCGGGATATGCGACACTGCTGATAAGGCAGCTGAGGTTATTACGGAGGGTCCTCAGGGTAAACAAGGTAACGAGGGACAGAAGGGTGACAAGGGAGACCAGGGTCCCGGTCCTACTTCAGCCCAGGTTAACAAGGCTGTCTCTCTTTACTGTGCCAACGATCGATGCATAGGCAAACCTACTGCTGCTCAGGTTCTTGCCGCGGTAACTATCCTATGTGCTGATGGTAGTTGCAATGGTGAGGATGGGGAAGACTCTCAAGTACCTGGGCCCCAGGGGGAACGAGGACCAGCTCCCACACCTGAGCAGATGCTTGCTACAGTGACTGAGTACTGCGCTGACGGTAAGTGCAAGGGTGAGAAGGGGGACAAAGGTGACCAGGGCGAACCCGGTACACCGGCTTACCCTTTCTCGTTCAAGTACACAGTCCCGGGCAATCCCCCTCTGCAAGAAGACAAGACTTACCTCGTTACCTGTACTACTCCCGGGGTAGAATGCGAAGTGACTGAGGTTACCGAAGAACCCCAACAGCCCTGATAGGGAGGGAAAACATGAGTGAGATGGCACCCGAGTATGGCCCTGAAGACGAAGTCTTCGTAGCCGTTCCGGACGATCAAGACCCCGTGGAAGACGAGGTCGATGACTCTGCCTATGACATGAGTGTCATGGTGGATCACGGACATACCGACGACCACATGGAAGGTGAGGACGATGACACCACCGATTGAGGCGCCTAGTCCGACGTATGTCGGTCCGCCGAAGTGGTCTGGGGCTTCCAACAACAAGCCCATCGTGAGGATCGTCATCCATGCGACGGTTGGGGCTGAACCTGGTGCCAACAACGCTGCGATCAATACGGTCAACTACTCCAAGAACACCGACCGGCCCTCATCGTTCCACTACATCGCTGAGGACACGAAGTCCCTCCAGTACACCTACGACTCGGTAGTGGCTTACCATGCCCCTCCGAACCGTCACTCCCTCGGCTATGAGCTCTGCTGCTCTCTGTCGAACAAGGGCAAGGATCACTGGGGCAACACGGATCACCGAGAGATGCTTGCAGTCGCGGCCAAAGATGTGGCTCAGCTCTGCCTGGCCTACGACATCCCCATCCGGAAGATCAGCCCTGCTCAGGTCAGGGCCGGCGCCAAGGGTATCTGCGGTCATCACGATGTCTCCCTGGCCTTCGGTGAGTCGAGCCACTGGGACCCGGGCCCCTACTTCCCGTGGGCTACGTTCATCCGCATGGTTCAGAACGAGGCTGACATCCTCCTCGGACGACAGACGGGGGCCCCAATTCCGGTGAACTTCCACACCGTCAAGATGCGTCACTGCTCCATGCAGTTCTCCGACACCGCTGCCCAGAAGAAGAGGGACACCGAGCTGATCTTCTCGGGCTCGCCTCACTTCCTGACCTTCACCGAGGTCGGTAGAGCTCAGAACCGCATCGGTCAGGAGTACATCCGAGCTCACGCGGATGACTACCACATCCACTTCGACAACTACGACTGCGCGGTCGCGATCAAGAAGACCATGGGTTCAATCGTTGACACGGGCTACGTCAAGGTGCTGCCGGGTGTAGCTGGTGACCACCCTCAGGTCGGTATCGCGTGGATGAAGGTGAGGAACAAGGACCTGGGCTTGATGACGCTGGCTTCCTCTCACTACATCACGAAGGACGGGGTGCCCAACCGTAAGCTGCAGAACAACAAGATCGGCTTGGCGCTGCAGGGGCTTGCTGACGAGCATGCCTCCGGTGCTGGTCTGTTCTTCTTCGGTGCGGACACGAACCGCGATGACGCCACGCAGGATGTGGTGCCCAACACCCGGCTGACCACTTGCTGGGATGAGCTTCAGATGTGGCCTGACACGCTCAAGTCGGTCACGTTTGATGTGCTCGGGTCGTTTGATGACGACGCCCGGGTCAGAATCCAGAGCGCTCGGACTTTGGTCTCGGCATTCAACACTGATCACAAGCCCATCGAGGCTTTGTACAACATCAAGGAGCTCTGACATGAGCAAGTGGGGAAAGCAATGGCGGAAGGATACCGCTGAACGAGTCGGTTCCACGGTGATCGAGATTGCCATCCCGGTGATTCCGACCATCGCAGTTACCGATCTCTCCTGGCACTGGGCATGGATCACCGTCGGAGTACCGGCAGTGCTGGTCTTGCTCAAGTGCACGTATGCCAACCTGCGCGCGTCTCAATCCGCGCCTTCAGCTTCCCTGGTCGATGTGACCAGCCTAGGTAAGGAGTCATGACATGCCGGCAGGACTGAACGATACTCTGCTCAACATCGGCTCGGCGGCTATGCAGGCCGTTGCAACTCACGCCCAGCTGTACACCGCAGAACCGAATGCGGCGGGTACTACCAACGTCTCATCTGCCGGTCGACAGGCCGTCACCTGGGTGACTGCTGCCAACGGTGACATGGTCATCACGACTGATGTTCCCTTCACGGGTGGCACAGCCAATGGGGCTTGTACCTACATCGGTCTTTGGTCTGCCAGCTCGGGGGGTACCTTCTATGGGTACTTCGCTCTGACCGGGGACCAGACCTTCAACTCCGCGGGTGAGTACATCTTCACGGGACTTACCATCACGGGCACTGCTAGCTAGGGGGTGAACCATGCCTGCACCGACATTCGTTCAAAAGTACCCGGCATCGACCAATGCTGGTGCTAACACTACGCCCAAGAATATTACGGGTATCTCGGTGCAGGCTGGCGATCTCCTTGTAGTAAAAGCCGGTTCGGAGGATAACCCTACAACGATTGATACACCCACCTCGTCTGGGTTGACTTTTACTCCGGTTACTTCTGATGCCAGTGAGGTTAGTACTTCCAGAGTCTATGCTTGGTCTGCTCCGATTAGTACTACTGGTACCATCAGTGTCTCGGTAGCCCGGTCAGGAACTACTGGTTTCTTCGGGGCAGTAGTAGAAGTTTGGCGTAATCATGGGGGTGTGGGATCTGCCTCACAGTCGTTTGACAATAATACTGGGTCTAGCGCAGCAAGCGGGACTCTTACTACTTCTGGGGCTAACAGTGCACTGAGTGCCATCTGCACTGACTGGAATGCAGCCATGAATGTTGCCCCCACCTATAACAGCTCTGCAGGTACTGTTGTTCAGGACGATTACTTCGATAACTCTGCTAACTATTCTCTAGCTGCTTGGTATATAGCCGACTCTGGAGCAGCAGGCTCTAAAACTGTTGGCATAACCTCCCCCGCCACCATGCGTTGGTCTATGGCAGTGGTGGAAATCCTGGGTACAACAGCTTCCACACCCTCGGGTGGATCAACTGGTGCCATCTCATGGGTTGCAGTTGCTACCGGTCAGAGATCGCCGGTGGGTGTTGCTTCAGGCACCGTACTCCGAAGTGGAGTTGCTACTGGTAAGAAGGTACTAGCCGGCAGTGTTACCGGATCTATCTCGTGGGCGGGTGTTGCTACTGGTACCAAACCCTCTGGGGGTAGTTCTTCAGGCACAGTTACTCGAGATGGTGAATCATCGGGTGTACGACAGCCCGTTGCTAGTTCTACCGGGTCGATATCTTGGGTCGGATCTGCTACCGGTGCTCGAAGCTCGGTAGGAAGTGCTACTGGGAGTATCTCCTGGGTAGCTACTGCTACCGGTCAACGAGTGCCAGTGGGCTCAGTTACTGGGTCTATTACTAGGAGCGGTCTGGCAGTCGGGCAAAGAGTTGCTCAGGGTAGTGCTTCGGGCAGTATTACCCATACTGGGGTAGCAACAGGTACGACACCCGGTGTAGATACTCAGCAAGGTGCCGCTATCGGCACTATTACCTGGACTGGTGTTGCAACTGGTGCTAAGCAACCAAAGGGTGAAGCTACCGGCTCCATCGACAAGACTTCAGTAGCAACAGGTAAGCAGATCTTGCTCGGTGGTTCTACTGGCACAGTGACCTGGGTCGGAGTGGCTACTGGCTCTCAGCCTGGAGTATTGCCCGCAGAAGGCAGTGCTACCGGCACGATGGATCGGTCCGGTGAATCTACCGGTAAGCTCATGCCGATCGGCTCGGGTGTGGGATCCGTTAGTCGAATCGGGACCGCACAGGGGGTTAAGGTTTCTCAGGGTGCGGCAGTAGGTACTCTACAGTGGGTGGGGGTAGCTACCGGTACTGGAGCCGGATTCTACCATGTAACTGTTCTCTCTGTAACCGAGGAAATTGTCTACACGGTGGAGATCTCGGAATTGCCCAGCTATATTGCTACAGTAGAGGGCGTTATTACAGCGATATACATTGAAGAGTTCACCCAAGCGGTGACTGTCGAGGAGGTGGCATAATGCATCTTGAACCCAAGGCTCGTAAGTACTACCAAGTGAAGATCGTTACTGAGCCCGAGGCCCCGGGCACTTGGGAAGCCTCTTTCGACGGGGGTCAAACGTGGGAGACAGGGGAGGAGGGCTCAACCGACATCTGGAGATGGTTGGTAGCTGGCCCTGAGTTCGACCCGACGGGAGAAACCGAGGCCGATTCAATTGCACTCGAGGCTGCTCCCTTCACACCCGTACTTCTCAAGCTAGGGGTCAACCCTGAGGTCCTTGTTATGCAGGGCCCAACCATCTACGTCAAGGACTGAGCTCCACACCAAGAAGCCCCGCTAGTCGATGATGGCCGGCGGGGCTATTGGCGTGCGGTGACTCGATCAGCAGGTCGATTGATGGCTCTGTCAGGCGATCCGTAATGCTTCTCTGAGCGAGTGGGCATATGATCAATGCATGATTGCGCCGATCAGCATACCTAATCGATCAGAGACCTGCTCTACGAACCGTGACTTGATTGGTCTTGAACTCGCACAGATCGAGATGGCTCTTCGGCTTGTTGCAGTAGAAGGACACGGTTTGGTAACCGGGCATGTCCTTAATGACGATGTTGATCTGGCCGACTGGTAAACCACACTCCTTAAGAGCATTCCGCCGGAGGACGGCTTTGGCATCTTCGGTGTATTCTGCCATGGTTTGTTCCTCTACTATGGCTACCAAAAAGCCCCAGAACCCCCCTCAAGGCCTGGGACTTAATGGTTGCGTGCCGGCGGTTGATCAGTCGTCGAGCTCGAGGTCGTCGTCGTCCTCGTCGTCGACCGGCTCGGGAGCCTTCTTGGCCTTGGACTTGGTCGACTTGGCCTTGGTGGCCGCCTTCTTCTCGGCAGCCTCCTTCTCCGCCTTCTTCTTGGCGGTCTTCTCCGCCTTGCGGGCCTTCAGCTCGTCGAGCTTGGCCTTCTTGTCGGCCTCCAGCTCCCCGCCAGTGAAGGCAGCCATGATCGCCTTGACCTCTGGGTCGTTCGGGCCGCTCCAGTCGTAGCGGGTACGGTTGCCGGCGACGATCTCGCGGTCGACTCGGCCGGAGCCGTCACGAGCCATCTTCCGGATGAGGGTGCGCATCTCCCGGGTTGAGACGTCCTTGCCGGTCTTCTCCTTGATGTGGGCGACCAGGTCGGCAACCCCGAAGTTGACCTCCTGGGCGGCTCCGCCCTTGCCCTTCTTGGGGGCCTCCTCGGCCTCGTCCTCTTCGAGCTCCTCGAGCTCCTCCAGCTCCTCGGGCTCCGGGGCGGGGGTGGTGGCGGGCTTCTTCTTGGCAGCCATGATGATGTTCCTTCGTTGATGATGGGTGGGACGTGCCCCCCAGCGGGGGCGGCAATAGATAATCTATCAGTCTCGCGCTCATCGATCAAGGCGAGGAAGCAGAGGAGCTTCCGGTATCTCCGGCTATTGACGCTAGGTAGGCAGCGCATATATGATGGGAGCATCAATAGCCCTACCGACCGAGGAAACTATGGCACGATTCGTCTTGCTCTGGGTTCGAGATAATGACAAAGTAGAACCCCTCCTAGAGCGACTGAGAATGAGCGCGGCAGTGAAGGTAGTCGGTCTGTTTGCTGACCCTACTGAGTTCTGCGATCACAGCTGCGGAAGAACAGCTAACGGTGACCCTCGCACCAATCCGGTCATCGTACACTCCATCTGGGGCACTCCTCACTGCTCCCGGTGCAAGAAGGTCATCAACAAGTATGTGTGGAACCTTCGTAATGGCATGGACGAGAAGTGGCTGACTGCTCCATTCAGCACGCTCAGGTTGCTGTTTACCCCGCCTCGCGATGGCGGCCTATATGATGGGCAATCGCCACGGGAAATATACGGGGATGAAGTAATCGATGAACACATCGAGAGTAAGAAGAGAGTTCATCGTATGATCGGGGAGCAGCAATCGACTGCTTCACTACGAGCTGCTCGGCGTCGAGCAAGAAGGGCACGGGCATGAGCTACAAGGTCATTGTGTGCGGGAGTCGTTACTACGACGACACTAAGGAGCTGAACAGGGTATTGGATGCCTTGTATGCCAAGAAGGGCAGTCAGCTCAAGATCATTGTCGGCGGGGCGGTTGGAGCTGACGAGCTTGCCCGTCGTTGGGCCTTTTCTCGCAAGGTAGACCATGAGGTTGTCTATGCCAAGTGGGAGGAGGAGGGCAAGGGTGCCGGCCTTAACCGAAACGAGCGGATGCTGAAGAAGAAGCCCAAGCTTGTGATCGCCTTCCGAATCGATAACCCCTCCGAGAATCGGGGTACTGACCATATGTGTCGAATCGCTGAAGAGGCTGAAGTTCGAGTGAAGAAGTTCAACTCATGAGGCCGGGGGATCCTATCCCAGTTGGCCAAGAAGCTCGAGTCCGTTGCTACGGCATCATGGTAGCTAACAACTTCTCGAACCTTCGTCGACAGCAGTGGTTGATTTGGGCTTCTGCACATCAGCCATGTTCCAGCTGCAAGGCGGATACTCGAGAGCCTTGCCGAAACAAGGTTGACCTGAAGAAGATGTCTCGAAAAGAAGCTCGGATCAATCGGAACCCTCACGACGAGCGTATTGACTGGGAGCGATTGCTCCGCGGTCTCCATCAGAGAGGCATGAAGGGTTGAGTCATAAACTAACGTATAGATACAAGACTACTCCGTATGTACACCAGGTTAAGGCGCTGAAGAAGCTGCTCAGCACTGGTTGGGGTGGCGCTCTGTTGATGGAGCCAAGGACTGGAAAGACCAAGGTCGCGATCGACTATGCCTCAGCACTGTACTCAGCAGGCAAGGTGAATCGAGTTCTGGTGGTCTGCCCAGCCGGCATTCTGGGTGTGTGGGAGGAAGAAATCCCCCGCCACTGCCCTGTACCCTATCGCATCACGATGTGGGACCGCAAGGCACGTAAGCGAGACCGAAAGAGAGGGACATCATCTCTACCGCGGTTCGGTAAGGATGTTCTGGACTTCGTACTCGTGAATTATGACGCGGCGTCTGTTGCTGGCGATCTCCACACCATCACGAGAGGGCCTCGCAAGGGCCAAGTAGTCAGATCTCGTAGGGGTGGTCGCTACGCATTCAAACAGAAGATCCTGGACTGGCAGCCTCACCTCGTCATGCTTGATGAGAGCCACCGAATCAAGTCGCCCTCTGCTAAGAAGAGCAAGGTCTTTCACGATATTGGTGCTAAGGCTAAGTACCGAGTGATCATGACCGGTACGGTGGTGACAAAACGTAAGCGCATCTACGACGTTTTCTCTCAGTGGAAGTTCCTGAACCCAAAGCGGTTCGTAGATAGTACCGGCATGCCCATGATCTTCGAGGAGTTCAAGGCCCACTACAGTCGAACCACTACCAAGAATGGCTATCCCCAGTGGCTCCGTAACAAGAACGAGGATGAGCTCCATAAGCTGATTCACAAAGATGCTTTTAGTGTTCTACGTGAAGACTGCTTCGACATGCCCGAGCTGATCTCTCAGATCATCCCCATCGAACTTGACGAGTCCTACGAGGCCTATGAGCAGATGGCGAATGACATGGTCGCCCGAATCAAGACGGGGGAGATTACCGAGGCAAGCATCGCACTGGTTCAGAGCCTTCGACTTCGTCAGCTTTCTGGGGGTGTTGCCAAGGTGAATGGCGATGCTGACAACCCAAAGGGCCACCTGCGAGTGATCGGCTCAGAGAAGCTTCAGGTTCTTGAGGATCGCCTTGAGGATCTTATGGAAGCGGGTGAGCATGTGATCATCGGTGCGACCTTCCGAGCTGACATACAGCGAATCTCGAAGCTATGCGCTCGTCGAAAGTGGAAGCACTATGCAGTACAAGGCGGGGTGAAACTGCCCGAACGTCACCGAATGCGTCGTGAGTTTGAAGCGTCAGAGGAGGGGGCTATCTTCATCGGTAACCCTGCTGCAGCTTCAGAAGGTATTGACCTACGGTCTGCTGCGATCATGATCTGGTACTCCCTGCCTAACAGCTGGGTTCACTATCGTCAGTTCATGGACCGTAACGCACTACATAAGGGCCCCCGTGCGGTCGAGTACTTGCTTGCCGGCGGAGCTGACTACCTGATCTACCAGACCCTACTTGAGGATGGAGACATGGGCAAAAAGATGATCACGGCTCCAGAAAGGCTGCTCAGTGGCTTCCATGGTATGGAGTAAACACCCCCGGGATCACGTCCATACCTGTTTCCATAGTGAACCTCACTACCAGCTTGTTCGGGAGGCTGAGCAGGTGGCGGTATTCCATAATACCAAGTCTGATCAATATCATCTCTCAGTAAGACTAGGTGACTGGTTTCACTGTCAGTGGTTCCAAGGGCCAACTTATCGAAAGATGTCGGACCGGGACCTCATGGTTTATATCCAAAGAGCCCTAGAGGATCTGAAACACCGCCAGGACCCTAGTCCCCATCTCTGGTATTAGCCCATACTCGATGTGCAGGAATGAAAGCGATTGACGCGGTTAATTCTCACCTGATAGGGTTAGCCCATCACCGACCAAAGGAGAAACCATGCCTCTTCCCCCAGGCGAAGATCTACAAGGTACTTACGAGCGTAAGCGTTACTCGTACGACTGCCAGGGGCGCATTCTTACCATCCGCGAGGGCTTGACGGTTGTTCCGTATGAGTCTATTCGAAGCGGATGGTACGCTGTTGTTGTTGAGGCAACAACTGAGCAAGACAAGAAGTCCTACCCTCGTGGGGGCTACAACATCTGCATTTCCCATAGAGATGTAGAAACCGCGATCGAACGAGAGATGAAAGAGATCGATGATCATTCTTGAGGGCCCTGACGGCTCAGGAAAGACCACGCTGGCGAAGCAACTCGCTGGCATCATGGGGCTGGAAATTGCCCCTCGGGTGGTGTCTAAGGATGCTGAGGCTGAGGTTGACCTGGTCAAGTGGGTCGACCAAAACTTGAATCAGGGTTTCCATGACACCATCTACGACCGACACCGTCTCATCTCGGAGCCTATCTACGGCCCTATGCTTCGAGGCGAAACCGAGCCCATGTTCGATAACTTCATGTGGCTCTCAAGTCAGTTCTTGAGGTTCTATCGCCTCGGGCCGGTCATCATCTACTGCCTGCCGCCATTCGGTGCGGTGTGGGAGAGTGTTCGGTCGGATCCGGACAACAAGGTGGTTCACGATCAGCGGATGGCTCGAGGGATCTACGATCTCTACGTGGCTCGAGCTGCTTCGGACTACACCCGGATCGGTACTCGAGTACTGATCTACAACTGGATCAAGGATGGCCATTCTCTGCTTGCCATGGCAGAATTCATTCGCAGCACTATTGAGGAAGAGAGTACCAGTGGCTACAAACTTTGAGGATGTGGGTGACTTCCACACCAAGTTCGGCTTGCCGAGCAACAATGAGGACTTCGCCGGCCCTCGGATCGTATCTCAGGAGACGATGGCCTACCGCATCAAGTTCTTGGAAGAAGAGCTCGAAGAGCTGAGGGCTGCGGCTGAGACCTCCAATCATCCGGAGATGTTCGATGCCCTGCTGGATCTTGCCTATGTGGCGATGGGTACAGCTCACTTTTTGGGCTACCCCTGGCAAGCGGGCTGGGATCGGGTTCAGGCTGCCAACATGCAGAAGGTTCGAGCCAAGTCGGCTGATGAATCGAAGCGAGGCAATGCCAACGATGTGGTGAAGCCCGAGGGCTGGGAGCCCCCCAACTTCGACGACCTGCTGGTGTTCTATCGCGGTGTCAAGCTGACCTCCTACCTGACTGAAGACAACAAAGACGAAGGCAATCGGGTCTTCGGCTATATGAACCGGGAGAGTAAGTGAGAACTTACCGAGCAGAAACCATGACCGAGTTGCATGACATGATGACTCGGTCCCTCATCGAGGCAAAGGAAGATGAACTCGACGTGGTCTCTACTGTTGACGTTCAGATTCACAACGTCATGGGCCAGGCGGATTCCATGGAGTGGGAGTTCGACCTCAAGGACCTCTGGCTGACGCCGTCTCGATGGACCACCATGGTGAACCAGTACATCGACCCCGATGAGCTCAAGGAGTGGATCGACAAGGTCACCTCTCGGATCGGTACCAAGGGTCGGGGTATCGCACTCATGCGCACCAAGACCGTGGCTGCTCGAGGGGGTGAGATCACGGGGCATACCAACAAGGTGAGCCGACGGTGGGGTTCGTGCATGATCGCCATCAGCTACAAGGCGGTTCCACACCCTCAGATCACGCTCTACTCACGAACCTCCTACTTGGGCTATCTCGGAGCTCTCGACCTGACTGTCGCATGGGTGGCGGGCAAGTATCTCGCCGACGCGATGGGTGTGGACATCAGCACATTCAAGTTTGTCTGGATGAACGAGGCAATCCAGTGGCACAACTTCAAGAGCCTCGCGTACATCCTGAATCATCCTGATGAGCGCCGACAGAAGCGTTACCGCAAGATGATGACCAAGCCCGAGAAGAAGCTCAAGCCTGACCTCCTGGCCGAGTTGAAAGCTTCTCCCGGGCTGATGTTGTCTCGTCGGTGGTTGGCCCGAGTAATCGAGGCTGACAAGAAGGGTGAGACCTACGGTGACATGACCTACAACACCTATCGTCGAATCCGACGGCGGTGGCACACTGAGGTCCATGGGCTCGACTACGCCAAGCAATTCGAGGGGTGGTCGAAGTACAAGACGGGTGAGAAGGAGGGCGAGAACAAGGAATTCTTCAAGGCCTACGGTCCCCTGCCCCATACCTTGGTCGACAAGCTGAACTTCTCGGTCCTGACAAAGCGTCACGGAGTTGATCTCTCCGGAGCAAAGTTTGTAGGGGGTGGGGCGGATGACGAGGCGGAAGACGAAGACTAATGCCCAACCAGGCATTGCTGCCCAGCACCCTTCTCTCTGCCCCAGTTGTGACCAGAACATCCAGGTTGGAGATCGCATCTTCTTCCGACGGGGTCAAGCAGTTCATGTGACCTGTGCTCCTGGAGCAGACGACAAATGACGGGATGCCCTTCGTGAGTGATCATGCGAGCGAGGGGCTCCCGCCCTCCCTAATCAATCCCTACGCACTTCCAAGGAGATGCTAATGACGATCGACTCATTCACGCCCGCTGATCGCCCCTCCCACCTCAACCTCATGTCCGTGATCGCCGACCAGTGGCTGAAGACTGAACCCTTTGACCGGGGTGAAGTACACGCCCAGAAGGTCACCGAACCACATATGGTGACTAAGGAACTCCTCGGGGTTAACCTCGAGTTCGATGTCCCTCAGTTCCAGAACCACTGGGAAAACATCACCGGTGCCAACCGACCGTGGGCAGAGGATCACTTCCAGGAGCGAGTGAGCGGAGATCCCCTGAATCCGCCCCCCTCCAACGAGTGGTGGCCTTATGCCCAATCAGGCAATGCGGAACACAAGAAAGACGAGAAGTTTTCCCACACATACCCCGAGCGATTCTGGCCTAGGTATGCTGAAGCAGTATACTTGTATCCTCAATCGGGGGATAGCATGCCTAACAGGGGTATTCGCTTCGAGTACGGAGACCTTGATAGCTTGGTGAAGGTTCTCCAGAAGAATCCCCGGTCTCGCCAAGCATATCTGCCGGTATGGTTCCCGGAAGATCTCCATGCAGCTCAGTGGGGCGAGCGTGTGCCCTGCACTCTCGGATATCACTTCCTCCTTCACCCAGATGGGAAGCTACATGCGACTTACTTCATGCGTAGTTGTGATATCGTCCGGTTTTTCCGTGACGACGTTTACATGGCGGGCCGTCTTCTCCAGTGGGTCGCAGATCGTATCAAAGTTCAGCCTGGCACCCTGCGGATGCACATTGCATCACTACACGCTTTTGTTGGTGATGTCCCCTGGATGCAAGCCCAGGTTATTGCTCTCCCAAGCCGAGATCGGCGAGCTCATTACAACTTCGGAGCACTCTGATGAGGCCCACTAGAGAACAGACCCTGATCGAGACCGCCTACCTCTGGTCTAACCGAGGTACTTGTCCTCGACTCCAGGTTGGCTGTGTCATCCACCGTGAGGGTCGGATCCTGGTGCAGGGCTACAATGGGGCACCCTCGGGGCTTCCTCACTGTGTACACGGTGAGTGGCACTACGATGGCATGACCCCCATCCCCCAGGGATTGCTGGATGCCTTGGGCAAGTTGAACGAGAAGCTACAGGGATCAATGAGCCTGGAAGAGGGGAGCTACTACTACTGGGACGACAAGTCGGTTACTGTCACTCCCACGCCCAATGCCCCCGGGTGTACTCAAGCCGTGCATGCTGAGCAGAACGCCATTACTTTTGCTGCTCGATACGGGGTAGCTCTGGAGGATGCTGAGCTCGTAGTTACTCATCAGCCGTGCGGATCCTGTGCTATGTCGATCATCAACGCAGGCCTGAAGAAGGTCACGTACGTTGAGAAGTATCGACTGCATGATGGTGTGGACCTGCTCAACGCAGCTGGCATCGAGGTTGTGCGATTTGTTGAGCCTCCCCTCCCCAAGATGATAGGGTGAGTATATGGCCAACCGACTTCAGCCTCTGATCGACATCAGAGACCCCGACTGTGCGAATTGCAAGCTCAGTCAAACTGCAGATACTGTGTGTGACTTGGGGTGGGGCAAACTCACATCTGACATCATGGTTGTCTGCAAGATGCCGAACTCTACTGCATGGCAGAAGGAACTCGAGCTTGAACTCGAGGAGATGGGCCTGGACCTCGGCAATGTGTTCTTCGCCTCGGCACTGAAGTGTCGAACCTTCGAGCAGGACGCGAGTAATGCCGACATCAAGGCATGCCGAAGTTATCTCGAGGATGAGATCAAGCTGATCAAGCCCAAGTGGATCTTGGCTATGGGTAACGAGGCTTTGCTGGCCACTACCGGTCGGTCAGGCATCATGAAGTACCGCGGTCGAATCCACGAACGACCCGATGGTATCGAGGTTATTCCAACTATCTCGCCGGCATCAGTGAAGCGGAACCCGGGTCAACGTCCAGGGTACATGGCCGATCTGCGGCTGTTCGTGAACAAGACCAAGGGCATTACCGGGGGGCTGAAGAAGCCCCACTACTCGGTCATCGATACTCGTGAGAAGCTTGATAAGCTCAAGCAGGTCCTCAAGGTTGTAGATGACTTCAACTTCGACATCGAGACGGTCTCAGATTACTACAAGCCTGACGGCAAGATCGTATCTCTATCAGCCACATGCATCTTGTCTACAAGTTCGGGTCCAAAGAGTTTCGTCTTTGCTCTGCCCCTTTACCACCCTGAGTCACCTTGGCGACGTAAGTGGAAAGCAGTACTTCAGTACCTGCGTCCCGAGTTGAAGGCTCTCAAGAACGTTACCGCCCATAACGGCTCTTACGACGTGAAGTGGATGAGATGGCTGGGCATCCGAGTAAAGCTCACGTTCGACCCGATGCTCGGACTACACCTACTAAACGAAAACATCCAGAAGGGTCTCAAGCCTGCTGCGATGGCTCGCCTGGGTGTGGAGCCTTGGGGCATCGACACGCGCAATCTGCTAGATAAACCGTTGGATGACATCCTCGAGTATAACGTACTGGATACCTGGTACATGTACCATCTCAAGCAGCAGGTGGCCGAGGAACTGAAGAGCCAGCCTAAGTTGAACAAGCTCTTCAAGCACGTCATGGTAGCTGGAGCGAATGACCTCGTTGATTCTGAGATCCGAGGCATTTGGATCGACGTTGACCGCCTCCGCGATCGCACTCCCGTAGTTGAGAAAAAGCTCAAAGAGATCGAAGACAAGATCATTGTTGAGGCGGGGTTGGGGGGAGGTCGAGATAACCTCTTCATGCCGGGGTCAGTACCAGATAGTGTCGCAGTACCCGATTGGCCTGTACTCAAAGTACTAAAGACTAGAGGGCCTGTTTACCACGAGCCCAACTTCAATGCCTCCAAGTTCGCTAGATGGATGCTCTTCGAGCACTTGGGCCTGCCTGTGCTAGAGAGGGGCAAGGAGAAACCCAATGGCTCCCCAGGCGACCCGAGCATGGCCGAAGGGGTGATGCTCGCGCTGAAGGACAAGCATCCTGTAGTCGCTCTGATGCTCGAACGGGTGGAATACCAGAAGATCATGTCGAGCTTCTTTGGACCCTACGCTGAGCTGTACGACGAGGACCATCGAATCCACACCAACTTCAAGATGGCCGGCACGGTGACTGGGCGGTTGTCCTCGGGTAAGAATGACGAGGATAAGATCTCGGTATCCAAGGGCAAGATGCGCGGGGTTAATCTGCAGCAAGTACCTCGGAATCCGCTTGTACGAGGGGTCTTTGGAGCTCCACCGGGTTGGACATTCGTTGAGTCCGACTACAGCCAGATCGAGCTTCGCATCGCGGCATACCTCAGTCGTGACCGTACGATGCTGCAGTTGTATAAGATGGGTGCTGACATCCACCGGGCTACTGCTGCGAACGTGCTTGGGATTCCTGAATCGCAGGTTACCAAGGACGACCGAAAGAAAGCCAAGGCGGTTAACTTCGGATTCGTCTATGGCATGGGGTGGCGGAAGTTCATCCAGACTGCGTTCGAGAAGTACAACGCAATATTTACCGAGGAAGAAGCTCGAGCGGTACGGGAGGCATTCTTCCAGCACTTCGACGGTTTGCTACCCTGGCACGCTCGACAGCGACGACTGGTCAACAAATATGGCCGCGTAGAATCACCGCTGGGTCGCATTCGACATCTGCCCGACATCTACTCGCCTGACCAGGGGGTCCGTGCTGAGGCAGAACGACAAGCGATCAACAGCCCGGTTCAGGGCTTCGGCTCAGATCTGGCGGTACTCTCTATGGTCGCCATCAACAAGAAGTTCCGTAAGCGAGGAATCCAGGCTCACTGTGTGGGACTGGTCCATGATGCGATCAACTACGAAATCAGGGATGACTACCTTGCAGAAGCGCTGCCCATCATCAAAGATACCATGCAGGACATGGGTCTGGTGGAGAAGAAGTTCGACCTCCATGTCGACGTGCCGATTGTTGCCGATGTGGCAGTGGGCCGCTGGTGGGGAGACAAGGTCGAACTGACTGAAGAGCAGGTCTACGACTGGAGGGGTATGGATGCCCTGGCCGCGTGAGAAGTGGAATCAGATGCCGATCTTCGCGATGGATGCCGATATAACTGTGTATTGGCCCGAAGTTCGACCTGAATATGAAGCATGGAGTGGCCATAAGCAGTGTACATCTGATGACGAGGCTGATATAATGAGAGCATGATGACTATGACTAAGCTGCCCAATTGCCCCAAGACCGGAAAAGAGAGCTTTGATACTGAGCTAGATGCCATGATCAAGATGTCCAACATCGTGATGAGCATTACCAGGCACCGGAAGCATCGATTCCGCGAGGAGCCGATCCGAGCATACCAGTGCGAATTCTGCCACCATTGGCATACAACCTCCCAAGCTAAGCGGCGCGGATCATGAGTAATTGACTGGCCGGGGCCGCCTACGATAAGATTACTCATCCGCCGACCAAGGAACATGATGCCAGCAACCATTCGTACTCTTGACTTCACTAAGTGGCCCCAGCCGCCTACAGAGCCGAGCGGAGCGCTCTACCCCCACCCCGAGACGGGTATGCCGATCCTGACAAACTCGATGCTCGGGGCTTTCCGTCGTTGTATCAAGCAAGCCGAGTACAAGTATGTACACCGGCTCAAGCCCAAGAGGTTGGGCTCACCGCTGAAGCGAGGGACTTGGGTTCACTCATTGCTCGAGGAGGATGCCAAAGGCAAGGACTGGATGAAGCTCCACACCAAGCTGAGTCATCAGTTCGAGAACATGTCAGATGGCGACAAGGACTTCTATGGCGACATGCCGTCGGAGATTGAAACCATCATGAACTCCTACTTCTGGCACTACAAGAACGACCCGTGGACCTATCATGAAACTGAGCTCGAGCTGACCGCAGAGCTCGATGGGGTTCTCATCAGGATCAAGTTCGACGCATTGATCGAGAACCAATTCGGCCTATACTTGGTCGACCACAAGACACATAAGACGCTCCCCAAGCTTGACTACAGGCTGCTCGATACGCAATCACCGCTGTACACTTGGGTGGCTCATCAGAACAAGATCCCTGTGCAAGGGTTCATTTGGAACTATGTCCGGTGGAAGGCCCCGACGGTTCCTCAACTGGCTTACAAGGGTACTTCCCGTCAGCGTCTCTCCCTTAAGGATGTTGAGACCGACTACCCGACCTATATCCACACCATCAAGCAGTACCAGCGCGAGGACGGGCTGAAGATCACGCCGGAGATCAAGCAGAAGGCTGCTAGGTTGAAGGCCCAGCGATATGAGCCGGGCGCCCTGCAGACAAGCCCCTTCTTCCAACGCAGTGTGATCGAGAAGTCGCCTGAGACGATTCGCCAGGTATTGCTCGAGGCTCGCCGAACTGCTGAGCGCATGAACACCTACGACTGGTCAGAAGGTGTGGAGCGCACAGTGGGCAGGCACTGCGAGTACATGTGCAGCTATCGCGACCTGTGTACAACAGAACTTATCGGGGGGAACACGCGCCCGCTGATCAAGCAGAACTATGAAGTAGGTGACCCGATGAGCTACTACTCCGATAAGGCCGGGGAAGATCCGAACAAGGAGATGTGATGAACCCCACTTCGTACGACCCCAGATGGAGAGAGAAAAGGATACTCAAGATGAGAACCGAAGCTTATGAGTCCGACGACAAGCCCATGATGGCGATGGATCGGGAGTACCGACACATCACCTCCAACATCCGAGAGCTTCGGGAGAACCTGAATGGTCTTGGTGAGGCAGTTACCTTCCTGAAGAAGGTACTGGATCCCATCCTGGCTCCTGAGCGCGAGGAGAAGGCAGGCCCGGGGATGTCTGAGGGCATGGACCCGGGTACCAGCGGCATGGCGGAGGAGCTGAAGATTCTGGCTCACACCGCTGACGAGATTCGAATGTTGGTCAATGTACTTCGTGAGCGGGTGGACATCTGATGGCGGATATCTCCCCCACTGAAGAAGAGATCGAGGACCAGCGGAATGAGGCTGCAGCGGTTGCAGCTGAAGAAGGTACTCGAGTGCCCGGCATGAGCTACGAAGAGGGTGTACGTGATGCCCTCGCGTGGGTCATGGGAGACTCAGATGAACCGCCTATGGAGCCCTAGTGCCTGAGAAAGACTACATGAAGATCGCGGCTGCCAAGATGAGGCGGCCAGCTGATCACAAACGTTGGCCCCGGTTTCTCATCTACTCCCGCAACAAGAAGGGTAAGACCACCTTCGGCCTCTCGGCAGGTGTGGGAAAGACCCTCGTTCTTGACCCTGAGCAGGGCACTGACGAGATGAAGAAGAAAAACCCCCATGTCTGGCCTGTTGACCGATGGGAGGACATGGATGAGGCGTATGAGTATCTGCGCCATGTCAACAAGTGCCCGGACAAGAACTGCGAGTTCGGCGCGGGTCACCCCTTCGAGTGGGTAGTGCCTGATGGTCTTACCAAGATGGCCAACATCTCACTCAAGTACGTGATGAAGCTCGAGGAAGAGAAGAGTCTCACGCGTATCCCGGGAATGGTTCAGCAGCGCGACTACGGTAAGTCGGGCGAGCTCATGAAAGAGATGCTGAACAAATACCACAATCTTCCCATGGGCATTGTCTTCACCGCCCAGGAGAGGCAGGTCGACGCGATCGACTCGGAGGAGGACGAGGACTACGACGGCAATGAAGCTGCCTACGTCCCTGATCTTCCGAAGGGCGTTCGAGGTTCGGCCAACTCGATCGTGGATGTGATCGGGCGAATCTATGTAGTACGAACCGATGATGATCCGCCGAAGAAAGAACGACGTCTCTGGGTTGGTGAGTCTGCCCGGTATGACACTGGCTATCGATCGGACTTCGTACTCCCTGACTACATCCGCAATCCCACAATCCCGAAACTTGTCACGCTGATGAGAACCGGGGAGCTCCCCAAGAAACGAGCTGCGACGGCAGCTCCTAAGAAGAAGTGAGTTACAGCATGGCTGAAGCAACCAAGTCATCCAAGAAGGTAGTCGACTTCTCCAACGTCAAGGATCAGTCGCAGTTCAACACGCGACGGGTACCTGAGGGTGACTACCGAGCTCGCATCGTCAAGGTCGAGGACGGTCAGTCCAAGAAGGACGACACCTTCCAGTACATCTTCACGATCAAGCTGCTCAAGTACAGCTCGTCGGCGTACCCCTACTACTGCAAGCTGCAGGAGAACCAGCTCTGGAAGCTGCGCAA